GTAGTCCGTCGGCGCGGCGTCGCCGACGAACTGGCGCTGGGTGTAGCTCTGCACCTCGGCCGTGAAGCCGTCGATATAGCTCTGGATCACGGTGTCGTCCGTGGTGTCGGTGTAGCTCGTGGGGAACAGCGCGAGCTTCACGTTGGCCAGGGTGCAGAGGCCGGCCATGCCCTAGATCCCGCTCGGCCGCGTGTAGCTGCAGACCACGGTGATGTCATTCGTCGAGGTCGTGGAGACCTTGAGGTAGCCCGTGAAGTCGCAGCCGGCGATGCCGAAGTTGTACGCGCCCTCGGCGATCGAGGCCTTGAGCGTGCCGATGGTGCGCGTGGAGTCGGAGAGGACCACGGTGGCCGCCGCGGTCGCGTTGACCACGACGGCGTAGAGCGTGCCGTCCGTGCCGCAGGCGATGGCGCCCGCGGCGAATCCCACGGTGATCGTGTCGTTGCCGGCGTTGATCACCCAGCCGGCGCCCGTGATCGAGGTGATCGACTTGAACGGGATCACGCCGGTCGCCGTGCTCGAGGCGATCGGGGTGATCGTGTCGGTCCGCGTGTTGCCGGCCAGGTCCACGCCCACCACGGCGATGGTCCCGAGCGTGTCGGCCGCGCCGACCGCGGTGTGCGTGATCGTGACGAGGCCGCCGCCCTGCCAGGTCGGCGTCGTGTTGGCCAGGGTGTAGGCCCCGACCACCATGTTGGTGGACGTGACGAGCCGCGTGGGCGCCGCGGCGGTTGAGGCCGAGACCCCGATGTAGGTTGCCGCCATGCGTCGCTCCTTGTGTGTCGGCGGGGGCCGGGGGCACAGCCGGCCCCCGCCGGAGGCCGCGACTAGGCGGCAGTCACCGTCAGGCCGCCGACGCCCGCCGGGCCGCGCTCGGAGCAGACGAAGTAGGCCCAGCAGCCAACGTTGTAGCCGGCAGGCCCGGTGGCCTGCTCATAGCGGAAGTTGAGGACCGGGCTCTCGAAGATCACGTAGTCGTCACGCCGGAGCGTGATCACGTGGTTCGCCGTGGAGCCCCACGAGAGGATCAGCTGCGCGCCGAGGATGCCCCCGCCGCTGCCGCCGATCGCCACCGTGCCGTCCGCGTTCATCGCGTTGATCGCGGGGAGCAGCGGCCGGCCGGCCGTGTCGTTCTGCGCGAGCAGGACCGCGAACAGGGCCGACGGGTAGAACTGGCCCTCGGCCGGCTTGAACCGGGCGCCGTAGTAGGCCACGACGTTGCCGACGGTCCCGGCGTAGGGCGTGGCCGCCGTGATCGCCACGCCGGACGCGGCGGAGACCGCCTCGACCTTGGTGACGGCCGCGGCCTCCGTGACCTGGCCGTAGGCCTCGTACATGTCCTGGAGCAGCATCTGCTCCGCGGCCGGGCTCGCGCCGTCGATCACCTGCCGGGCGACGAGCGAGCTCGCGCCGTACAGGAGCGGCGTCGCCGTCTTCGCCGTGGTGGCGAAGTCGGACGCGGCCGGGTTGGTGGTCTGGCCCGCCTGGACGGTGGCCGTGGTCGCCGTGGTGGCCACGGCATAGATCCGCGGCAGGGCGTCGCTGATCGGGAAGCTCTGGATGAAGTTGGCCATCGGCCGGCCCTTGAGGATGCGGGGCGTGAACAGGCCGGGCAGGTACAGGTTCGGGTAGGCGCCGGGGATCTCGGACGAGAGCACGTCGCCGGCCCGCTCGAGCTGGCGGGAGACGTCGGCCAGCATCGTCTCGTGCTTCTCGAGCCGCTGCGCCGCGCCGCTGTCGCGGTTGCGGTTCACGAGGTCGCGGAAGAACGACCGGTGATTGCCCTGCTCGTCGACGGCGTCGCGACCGTAGATCACGGCGTCGCGCAGCATCGTCAGGGCGAAATGCGTGTTGGGGTCGGTGGCCCCGCCGCCGATGGCGGCCACCTGCGTCCGCTCGAGGTCCCTGGCCTCGGCGGTGCGAACGGGCGCCGGGTCGGCCCGGTCCATGGGCGGAGCGGCAGCGGGAACGGGATCGGGAACGGGATCGGGCACGGGCACGGGATCATCCTCCATGTCGCGGATGCTGAGGCGCGCGCCGTCATAGGCGGGCGTCACGCTCGCGGCGATGCCGAACAGCTTGGCAGTGCGATGCAGGACGAACCCGTCGCGCTTCGCCGGCTCCCCAACCGGGGCGAACTCGATGGACACGCCGTTGAGGCCGGCACGGGCGGCATCCGCGCCCTCGCGCCCCGCAGGGGTGTCCATGAACCTGACGCGGAACCCCACGCCGTCTGGATCGTCGCGGAGCAGCTGGACGGCCCCGTTGGGCCGCTCGCCGTGGGCGGCGCGGAACGGCATCTTGGCGCCGTCGTTCCGCGTCATCCAGTGGTCGACGCTGTCGCGGAATGCGCCCGGGGCGAACGCTTCGCGCTTGCCGTACTCGGGCACCGGGTTGACGGACAGCTGGCCGTAGGGAACGGCCACGCCGTCGAAGACGAGCGGATCGTCAGCCGACTCCCGCAGGTATCCCATGGTGTCTGTGGTGCGCCACGTCATGTGGTCGGCCTCCCGGTAGTGGCCGCGATCACGACCTGATCGGGGCGCATGGGCTCGAGGACGGCGGGCTGCTGACTGTCGGATGCCATGCCCTCGGGCAGGCTCTCCACTGGCGGCAGGCCCTCGGCCTCGCGCGCCTCGGCCGGCGTCATCCACGCCGCGGCGCCCGTCGCCAGCTGGTAGCTCTGGTAGCGGATCAGCTGCGTGCCCTCGGTAAGCCCGCTCGTGACCATGGACATCTCCCGGCTGCCGGGGAGCTCGCCGCTGATCGCGTCCTCCACGGCGCCGATGTAGTTGGCGAGCGTGTAGTGCAGGAGGTCGATGTTCTCCTCCTGGCTCGTCTTGTAGGTCTGCGAGTCGAGGCTGGGCGCGTTCATCAGGCGCGGCGGGATGCCGAAGTAGCGGCCGACCGTGGCGTTCATGTCGCGCATGACCTCGACGGCCGACTGGCCGGCCAGGTCGGCGCCGTAGGGCCTGGCCTTGAGGCCGTTGGACAGGACCGCCGGGTGGTCCGGCCCCATCTGCCGGCGCTGCGCCCAGCGGTTGCCGAGCCCGACCGCCTGGCCGTCGGACAGGTTGGCGTCCGTCTCGAGCACGGTGGACGGCGAGCCGCCGGCCTGCCAGTAGCGCGCCGCGTAGTTGTGCGCCGAGATCATGCCGGCGAACTCCTGGCGGGCGAGGTCGAGCAGGAACGACATGTAGTCGGGCACGCCGGGGAGCAGGCCGGTCCGCAGGATCACCAGCTGGTCGGCGTCGATCGTCGTGCGGCCCAGCACGTAGGTCTTGGGCGGCACGAGCGCGTACGTGTCCACGGCGCGGGGAATGATGATCTGCGGCGGGACGGGCCAGTAGCCCGACGCGATGCCCTCGTTGTCATAGGGCTCGAGCTTGTACAGGTAGCAGACCTGGTACAGCGCCAGCGTCTTGACGACCTGGATGACCCACTCGCGCCGGGTGTAGAAGCTGACCGGCTGGCGGCAGATGCGCGAGAGCGGCAGGTCCAGCGTCCCGCGGTGCTCGCGCCACGGCAGCTGCGAGACGCCCGTGGCCAGGACGTTGAGGGCACGGTGCACGGCGGGAAGCCCTGCCGCTGTGGTCGGAGAGACGCCGTAGGGCAGTACGCCATTGCCCCCGCCTGTGGGGAAGCCGACCATTGACGCCGGATCGGCATCGTCGCGCGTCGTTGGCGCCGCCTCGCGGCCCAAGATCCAGTCGACGAACCCCACGCCCCTAGGGTATATGCAGTGTCAAGTGCATATATTCAGTGGAGACCCGGCATCCTCGTGAATGCGATGGCGTGGGCGGCCAGGACCATGGCCTCGACGGCGTCGATCGGCCCGAGGCTCTCGGATCGGCTGAACCGGAAGGCGCCGTCCGGGCCGACCATGCGCTTGACCACCATGCCGATCTGGAAGTCGATCAGGGGATCGTCGACGGCGAGCCGGCCCGCCATGATCATCTCCGTGGCGTCCATCGTGGCCATGGTCATGGCCTTCGGGCCGAGGGGATCGTAGGCGTTGCCGCTCTCCTGGCCGTGGCGCATGAACTCGCCTGCGCCGCCCGAGGTCGCATCGTAGGCCACCACCTGCGGCCAGCGGGCGCGGGTGAAGTCGTCCACGGCCTCCGTGACCTGCCGGGGCGTCACGCCGTCGCGGAGCTCGCGGTAGACCTCGACGCCGATCCTGCCGTCAGGCCGGATCGCGGCCACGCAGATGGTGGCGCGGGCCCAGCCGGGCGCCACGCCGATGCCCAGCGCATACGGCTCGGGCACGTCCTTGAGCGCATCGGGCATCCGAGTGCGCTCCCACACCGACCCTCGGAACGCGGTCTCCCGCAGCGCCGCGGCCCAGCGGCACAGGTGCTCCGTCTCGAAGATGGCCAGGGTGCCCCCGAGGCTGTTGGCGCGGTACTCGCTGCGCAGGTTGTCCATGATGCCGGGGATGTGGCCGATGGACGGGTTGGCCTCGCGCCACCCGGCGACGTCGTCGGGGTCCCGGCCGGGCGCGGCCGACCACTCGAGGTAGGCCAGGCTGTCGTCGTTCCGGCTCCTCGAGCGCAGGGCGTTCAGCACCACGCTCGCGTTGGTGCCGGCGTTGGACAGGTAGACCATCTGCGGCCGGGGACTCGCCACGAGCGTCGGCTTGGCGGCGGCGATGAAGTCGAGGTCCGTCATCTCGCGGAGCTCGTCGATGATGACGAGGTCGTTGGACGGGCCGCGGGCGCCGCCCCGTGTCGGCGCCACGATCCGGTAGTGGCCGCCGTTGAGCAGGCGGATCTCCTCCTGGCCGTTGGCGAACCGGGGAAGGGACCGGAGCAGCGTCCGGTGGTGCCGCACGATCAGGTCGGCGACCTCGCCGAAGACCTCGCGCGGGAGCTCGCGGTTCTGCGCCGTGTGCATGACGCGCTGCCCCTTGAGCAGCCGGTCGAGGATGAGCGGGATCAGGAGCGTCGTCTTGCCGTTCTGGCGGGCCACGATCACGGCGACCTCGCGCCAGCGCCACCCGCCGTCGGCCTCGGCCGTCAGGTAGCGCGCCGCCTCGCGCTGCCAGGGGAAGAGCGTGATCCCGTGGTTGGCGGCGAACCGGGCGAGCTCCGTCGCGCCGCTCCTGCGCGGCGGACCGGGCGCGATCCGGGGCCTGGCATGGCCGTTCACGGCCGGGGAGGGATAAACGCGCTGACTGCCGGGGTCCGCGACGCCGCCCCAGAAAGAAGCCGCCCCCTCATGCGAACCGGCTCGGCTTGGCGCGCGGGGCCGATGGACGCCGCGCCTGCCTCGCGCCGCGCCGACTGTTGCACGTGAAGTGGGCAGCGCGCAGGTTGCTGTCGCCGTGCGTGCCGCCGAAGGCGCGCGGGACGATGTGATCCACACTGTCAGCGCCGGGTCGCCCGCAGATCTGGCAGACGTAATGGTCGCGCTCGAGGATGCGCCGTCGCGTCTGCTCCCAGCCGCGGATGTTCAGGCCCATTCGATCCAGCACAGGAGGATGCACATCCAGACCAGGAACGCGACCATGAGGAACACGTCGCTCATGCCAGCAGCCGGTAGACCTTTCCCGACTCGAGGTCGGTTGGGCGGATGACCTCCATCCGCGGGCCGAGGCACAGCAGCCATTGGATCTGCTCGTGCGTCAGGTCGCCGTCCTGCGTCTTGAGCTCGATCCACACGACGCGCTCGTCGCGCGCCAGCGTCAGGTCTGGATAGCCGATCGCGTCCTTCACCGGACGCCGCGTCTTGGCGATCGGCAGGCTGAACACGCGCCATCCCAGCTCGTGCGCAAGGTCCACCACCTCGCTCCGAAGCTCGCTCTCGGTCACGTTCCCTACCTCGTAATACGACGCTTGACAGGTCGCTATAATTAGAGCTACACCGTTCCCCCTGCGGGGGGGAATGGTGTATTTATTAGCTAGCTTATAGCTAGCCTGGCAGCTGCTTCGGCTGCGACGGGGCGTAGGCCCGCTCCGGCGCATCTGGCCGCGGCGGGCGGTTCTCGCAGCTGCGGTCTCCACAGACGATGAACGCGGAGTAGGGCTGCCCCGTCTTGCGGCTGACGCCGGCGGGGACGGTCTTCGCGGTCCCGTGGACGGGGCACAGCCAGGCCGCCTCGGACGCCGGCCTGATCATCTCGTGGAACGCGGGCATCTGCGCGAGCGGCTGCGGCTTCGGCCTCATCTCGTACAGGTCGGCCGCGATGCTCTCGAGCGCGACGGCGATGCGCTCGGCCAGGTCATCTCTCACGACGTGCCCTCCATGCCTGGTGCTGTGGACTCTGCTGGTGGCGTTCCAGCGCCTCGCGCTCCGTCTCGCCGGCAAGCTGCACGATCACGCGGCGGCAGGCGCACGACTCGACGCGCAGGAT